CTTTAAGACCGACAATCATGTGAGATACTCTATCAAGATTAATAGTTGGTCCGTCAGGATGGCCTAGCTCGCCGTAGGCACGTTTTTTATCAATATTTTCTTTTGTATAACGCACCACTTCTTTTTGCATAATCTCTTTAGGATACATGCGGCCATTTCTATTAGTAATATTAGACTGTAAAAAAGGACCTTCAATAAAGTAGCTCTTCTTTCCTGTCTCTTCGTTTAACTCGGTTAAAAAACTAACCTGTTCTGTTGTCTCTGTAATAAGCTTCATTATCCTAAGTCTCCGTCAGCGCCTTGGTGTTGTTGTGAACCAAAACCACCTACCTTGGCCAACTCTAGCCAAAGAACAGCATCTCCATTAGAAATATCAACGTTAATGTCTGATGTGTTTTCGGTATTCTCTACAAAACCATACCAGTCTGTAAAGCCAGTATTATGAACGTGCATAATCTCTACACCGTTACGAGTAATTGTTACTGATGCGTTTTTGTCGCAGTTCCAATGGACTCTAGTAATGTTTACTGTTGGTGATGATGCGGTTTCTGTTGACTTTTTTAAATCAACATCTAAATCGATAGTGCCACTGTCCCCGCCAGTTCCGCTGACGCGCACGACGGCCTGGACTTGTGTCAACTTTAAATTAGAACTAGCGAATGCCATCTATTTTCTCCGTTTAATTAGTTTACTTCTTTTTCTTGTGGTTGCCGTGGCTACCTTCTTCCAATACTTCTACGTCTGGATCGTTAACCTCGACAGTTTCAATGCCATGTTCAAACATGACTTTGTACCATGCAACATTACCATTTTCATCAGGTTCAGCATGTTCACCAATTACTGGTGTACCTTCTTGCCATTCTTTATGAAAGATTTTAGAAGCACACATGTGCTGATCTCCGGGTAGAGAACCTTTCTCTACGCCATCAACTGGTGCTTCGACGATGTCTTCAACTTCAACGCCTTCTCTAAATTGCTTAAATGTCTTCATCGGTTTCTCCTGTTTCGACTGATTCAGGCTCCGCTGCAGGATCAACCTCTAAAACGTGTTCTTCTCCGTCTGCCAATCCCATTGCCTGTAAATCTGGGTTTTTAAAAACAGAACTAGCTAACTCCGCTTTGTAATCGTTTACCGCTACATTAACTCTGTCCTGCATAATTGCATTAAATCTGTCCTGAACCTCACTAGCTTTACCACTAGCAATGCTGTCCATCATATCTTTAATCGCCTGTTGTTGGTCCATTTTCTTCTCCTTGTTGAGCCTCTTGCATTGGAGCTTCTATTTGAATCTCCATATTAATTTGCTCCAGCTCTTCATCTGTTAATCTTAAAATTTGTTTCTGTACATAATTTTTACTAAACAAAGTACCAATATAACCTGCTACACCGTTTAATACTTCTACTCTACTTCTAAGAATCTCTTGTTCTTTAGACTCTGTGTAGTAAGCATCTGAAGCAAACTCGTAAATAATATCGTCACGAATCTTTCTCCAGTCTTCCTCAGTAATAACATTCTTTAGTAAAAGCTGTGTCTTTAGTAAGTCATCAAAAACATAACTAAACTTTCTTCTTAACTTAGCTACAAACTTTGTAAATTTAAGTTCATCTCTATTAATCTCTGCGGCTCTACCAAAGTTAAGGCCCGCTTGTTGTTCTAATCTACTTACAGGTACATTTAAAGACTGATATAATTTCTTTTGAAAATATTCTACGTCCTCAATCTGCCCTAAGTTCTGTCCTGCTGGCAGTGTATCAATTGCAGTACCTGTACCGCCTGATCTACGTGGAAGCCAAAAGTCCTCCAACATAGACATAAATTTCTTATCATCACGGATCTCTCCTGTACTTGCATCGTAAACTAATTTGTTACGATACCGATCCATGATATCTTTTAAATACTGTTCCGCTTTGTTGGTTGGTAAATCGCCAACGTCAACATAAAAAATTCTTCTTTCTGGAGCTCTTGTAATACGATAAATTACTACCGCATTCTCCATCATTCTAAGTTGGTTGGCTGGACGGATCGCTTTGTGTAAATATGAAAGCGCATAACCTTTATCTTGGTCCACCAACCCACTTGGTGCATACGTTATAGCATCTTTCGTTATCTTCAAAGCCTGATCGTTCTGAGGAGGCTTAATTTGTCCGGGCTTATTACTAATTCCTTTGTCGTTGTAGATAAAATATTCTTCTACTGACTTTACGAAGTTAATACCTTGTTGGTTCTTTTCCTTTTTAACTTCCCGAACTTTTGTAATCTTTCTAGGGTCAATGTAACGTATGTCTTTAATACCGTCCCTAGGCTTTTCGGTATCAATAACCTTATGGAAGTACATTCTTCCATCAATATACCATCTTCTAAAGTAATCTTGAGCTCTATTTTTAAAATCTAGAAGCTCGGTTACTGTTTCAAACTCGTCAAAGATTTGTTTTTTAACACTTTGACTAAGTTGTACATTATCTAAATTCAGTTGTACTGGGTCTTCATCATCCAAGTTACTTACTGCATCATTAACAATGTCTTCAATGGCTGTATCAACATCTGCCATCATAGCAATGTCACGATACCTTTTAATGATCTCTGCCTCACTATTCGCGACGCCTTCGAGATCAAGATAAGTTCCGTAGTAACCTCCCGCTCGGATGCTTTCTACGGAACCCTCATCGGAAGGAGCCACAAAGGATTTCTCACTTTGTGGCTTCTCCACTCGGCTGATATTAAACCCAAAAATCTGCATAATTTAACCTAATTGTTATCCCAAAAACTTAAGCTACTTCGTAGTGCTGGTATTGGAATGTCACCGTAAATTCTTCAATAATGTCGTTCTGTGCGTACTGTAAAGCAATTTCTGACATCTGGATTGGAAAAGCATTTCTGATCGTATATGTACCGCCAGGTAACGTATCGTTGTTTCTATCTAAATGCTTAACAACCAAATCTGTTTGATACTCTGAAGGAGTAAGAACACCTTCGTTATCAATCTTGCCATTCATTCCTTCCATCCATGCTTCAAAAGCTTGTCTGAGAGTTTGACTTGTGTCATTGACAATAGTAATTGTCCATGGATCAAAAATTCTCTCACCAGCTAATTTAACTTCCCTACCTCTGTATTGAAGGATAGCTGGGTTTACTGTTGAAGCTGGTAGTGCGGCTCCAGTAACCATAATTGAATAGGACGGATCGACACCGCTGACATAACCAGGAAATGATAGTAACACTTCAAACTGATTAGGTCTAGCACCACCTGCGCCAAGTCGGGCCTTAAAATCTTCGATATTCATTTATATCTCCTAATGTTTACTTTATTAATTATTTATAACCCTTAAGCGCCAACTTCTTCAAAAGATACGCCAGTTCTTGTAGCAATGAAGTTAAGCTGAATAAAGTTGATTGACTTAGCTGGCTTCAAGAAGATATCAGCAACAAATTCTTGTCTGTCGATAACTTCAGGTGTGTTGTTATTTTCATTACACACTACTTTAAAGTCGTATAAACCTTTTCTAGCTTGTACATCTCTCAAGAATGGTTCTACTAGAGCGGTAAACTGTGCTCTTGTAAACGCATCGTTGAATTCGAATAGCTGGAATTTAGCTGCTGTGGCAATTGCTTTTTCAAGGACAATGAAAAGTCTTCTAACGTTAATTCTATCAAACGCTGAAGGCTTGTCTAGCATTGTTTTGTCACCGAACAATACAATACCTGAGCCTTGGAAACCTGCGATTGGGTTTACTCCTGCTTTGTAAAGCGTATCTCTATCAGTCTTTCTGGGTGAGTACGCCATTTTAACAGCATTCTTAATATGTCCTCTGTTAAAACCAGCAGGTGACCACCATGGATCGTTGGTTAAGTCTGTCTGCACACAAAGTCCTGCAACGTCACCGTTACAAGGAATCCATCTGTATACATCGTTGTATCTGTCGTACATGTACTTCCAACCACTGTCCATTACGGAGTAAGATGTGGTGGAGTATAGGTTTCTTGTTGTTACAATATCTGCTGCCTCTTGACCTGCGTTGTTAACAACGTTTGCCTTAGTAGGTGACAAGAATACCATGCAATCTTTTCTTACAGTTGCTACGTTATCTTGTACCCACTTACCTACTGTAACGCTGTGTGCAGCAGTAAGTAGTAAAGAAACATCAACTTCTTCGTCGTTACCAAATACTTCGTAACCGTTTTGAAGATCGCCGTCTGAAGGAGAATCATTTACTCCGCCAGATAAAGATACTGTTGCCTTGGTTGGATCTGTTACAGCACTCATAAGTGTAAATGCAACACCAGAAGCTTGTGAGCCCCAGTTTACATGTCCACCAATGTGGTCTGTCCACCAAAGATATTGTGATTGGAAGTTAATTACGTTCTTGTAGTAATTACTTTCCCCTGTAGATGTAATACCATCAGATGCCTTTGAAACGCCGGCAAATCTTTCTAAAATTGTACCTTGGGTACCTGTGAAAAGACCGTCTTCGTCAATGACAATAATGTGCATTTCGTCGTTTGATCCGCCAGCATTAGATACTGAAGCTGTTGTGCTTGGTGCAGCATCAAATTCTTGTTTGTATGCCCAAGACGCAAAGTCTGATGAGTCTGCCATAGATACTTTTAAGGAATTTCCTAAAGTACCTACATATTTAGCGGCCCATGTTCCATTAGCGCCCGCGCCTGCGGAATGATTGTTTAAGTAATCAACTTCGTTTGTGATAAGTACACCTGCGTCTGTACCAGCATTTAAAGCGCTTGATCCTACTACACGGATAACTTGTAAGTTATTACCGTATGCAAGGAAAGAAGCTGCTGTAAACCAGTCTTCGGCAACGTCGTTATCAGGCAAACCAAAAGTTCTTCTTAAGTTATTTTCTGAATCAATAGTTCGAATCTCGTCAGCAGGACCCCACTTAAAGTCACCTACAAAACCAGCATTTGTGGTTGCGACTGCAGGTACGACAGTTGTCAAGTCCCTTTCTGTTACGAGAACGCCTGGTGATAGCTGAAAAGCCATGTTTTTCTCCTCGATTTAATTAAAATGATACAAGTTGTTTATCATTTAATTATTTATAAAAATTAAAATTTAAGTCCTAGTTCTTTAAC